TTTGTAGGAATAGATGTCAATACAGGAACTTGTTTTACTGGGGTAGCTGTATAAGGGTCTGTTGCAACAACTGACTGCTGGAAACCACTTGCAAATGCGTGAGTTGAGTTAACAATTGTAATTACGTCCTCTACTACAGGACTTCCTTTAGATGTATCTGTTGTAAATGGAGATGTCACATAAGTAGGCATATCTATTGTAGAGAATACCATATCTCCTAGTAGCTTACTTGTACTAGTGCTGTTTAATGTACCATCTCCGCTAAATGTAATAGCAGCAGACCCCGAAACAGGGACTAGGTTTCCATATTCATAAAACACCAAAGACTCATCCTCTTGTTGTTGTTTAGGAGTAAATATCTCAAAGGCTAAAGTAGACGGGTCTACAGTAGTGGTATTTGTCATTACATCGCCTGAATACGCACAATAGATTAAGTTATCATTCTGCCCTATAATCTTTAAATCAAGAACTCCATTAGGGGTCTTAACAGATACATAGTCTCCTTGTTGCCAAGTATATATCCTTCCTGCACGAATCATTCCCATCATATCAATAACAAACGCATTGATTTCTTTTAGGTCGTCCTTGGTTACAGACTGAACAAAGCTTAATAATGTTGTTACCTCCTTAGTCTTCTCATCTACAGTAGTTTTCTTTAATTCAAAGAATATACTACTAGCGTATCCCTCAAAAATATAAGACTTAGATATATTTTTAGTATACACCATTTGTGCATACTTGACCCAAGTTGGGATGCTTGTTAATGTTGCTGTTATAGTTGGAACAAGCGTTATAGTGCTTCCAGCCGTTCCTCCAAATTTACCTGTAGTAAACTTAACATATTTTTCTACGCCCCTTGTCTTCATTGCCTTGTCATAGTAGGCAATACCTATTGCATAAGTTGAATTGTTTGCAAATGGTTTGACATATCCTGATGCTCCTGCCTCAGTACTTGATACTGCGGCAGAGTTTCCTAAATAAGACTTTAAGGTAGAGCCAGCAGGCAATGCATATCCTGTAGTAGCGGTTATATCAGTAAATGTTATACTTCCAACAGCAGGTGCAGAATAATCGTCTTGTATATTAGCTAGAAATATTCTATTCTTAGCTATCTCTATATTCTTTGTCCATATAGGTACTGCATCAAACGGCTTACCTGTAGTAATAATATCTAAGCTTTCAAATATCTGCCCTGTCCATTCAAATGTAGGAGCAGTATTAGGCACTACTGTATTAGAATCAATTCTTCTCCACGTGCCATTATTCCCTATTCGTACGTATACTTCTAAATACTTTGCATAGGCGGGCATTCCTGTACTTGGGTAAGTATATGTAAATGTATATTTTACTGTATCTTTTTCCCCTTTATACATTTGAGTATAGTTGCTTAACGCAGAGTACTCGTAGTTATCATACTGATATCTATAAGCAAACTGAAAATCGGCAGACTCTAAGAATTCTACTGCTATGGAAGTACCAGCTGTAACCGTCTTAACAATAGTTGCAATGTTATTAGGCGTAGCCTTCTGCAGCGTTAAGTCTTCTAATGCAACCGTTTGCGCAAGCGCTCTTCTATTACTTTCATTTGATTGATTAAACCAAAATGATAAAGGGGTTCCATCGCCTGCGTAGTTCCAAACTAAACTATCTCCAATAATTCGCAAGTCAGGAATTAATCCATTTGCTGCTCCGTGAGTATAAGAAAGTACAAGTGCGGGATTTACTAATGCACCCGTTGAAGAGTTAACTGCTATCTTATAAATAGAAGCCACAGTAGATACAACAGCTAGTACATAAATAGAACCGTCTGTGTCTTGTGCTGTAGCTACAATTGTACCTGAGATAGCCGTAAGTCCTGTAGTCTTGATAGAGTCCAACATCCTAATAGCTCCAGCTCCCCCATCCTTACCAGCATCAAATATAATATTGTTGGCTGAAAGGTAGTCTCCCTCAGGTAGGTTATTAGGGTCAATATCTTGGTTTAATCCACCAGTCGCTCTTAGACTTATCTTAGCCATTTGTTAAATATTAAGTGTTAGTTTTTAAGACTACCAACAATTCCGTTTCTTATTGAACCAAGTACTTCTGCAAAGTCTGTAGCATTCATCCTAGACCTAAATATTCTACGAGCATTGTCGTACTCTTGTTTAGCTAGCTGATACTTACCTAGCGTAGTTCCCTCTGCCTTAACCGCCATCATTTGTATGTACTTTGTAATTACATCTGTAGCATACGGAGTTACTACATTAGCTGTAGAGCGAGATACTGCCGAGGTCATATATGTTAACGTAACCTTAGTTAGTATCATTCCGTTACTAAACACAATCTCTTGGTTAGTCTCGTCTATGTCATACGTTAACTTAGGTGCTCTTACTCTACCATAATACCTTCCTACAAGCTCGCCCCTAGTGTTCATATTATTAGAACCTGAAATTAAGTTGTAGTTTATTTCTGCATCAAAGTTTACGCTAAGGCTAGACTCATAAGGGATTTTGCTACCCGCTGAATCGTAGTTGTATCTTTTATTTAAAGTACGCTCTCTTTCCATTGGAAGCACCCTCTCTCCGTGCTTAGCTGATATATCTATAAAGTCAATAAAGTCAGAAGGTAAGATAGCTCTTTGGTAAGACGTTACATCTAACTCAACCACCTTTACGTTGCCTAAATTAAAGTCCATAGACAACTCGTCCGTAATTCTTAATGCGTGGTGTAAGTACCTTGTATAGTAATGTAATGGAAGCCCGTTGTCTAACAACGCATCTCTAACAATTATATTTATAGACTTAGTTTTCATATCTATTGAGCTTGTTGTTGACTAGCTAGTTCTGCTTGTGAAACTCTACCCCCGCTAATTATATTTAATACCTCTGTAATTACAGCAGACTCTACCTCAGGAGATATAGGTAGCATATCATTGTCTGCAAACTGAGAAAAGTCAGATGCTAGTATGTTAATTATAACAGAACTTATCGAACCGTTTCCTGCTAATGTAAGGTCTTTTGTAAAGAAAACCTTCTTGCCTTGAACGTAGTATCCAATTTGCCCTTCTAAGTAACTTAGGTTAGCTCCTTGAAATACCAACACATCTTGTGAAGGAATAGGGATATACGGAGTCATTGCCGCATTAGATGCAGAGATACTCCAGATACCCATATCTAATGGTAATGTCAATGGAATAACAGGGAGTGTTATGAAAGAACGGTTGTTGGGTGCATCAGCAGTTACCGATGCAGTATATTGAATAAGACTACACTTAGGTACGTCTACCAATCCTGCCTTAAATGACTCAGCTACTTCAAGCTTTAGTATCTTGTTGATAGACTGATTTACGAGAAGCATTACCTCTCTAATATCAATTACATCACTAGAATTATTTTTGTCTAAGAATCTAGCATAAATCCTTTGCACCTGCTCACTTAATGTTGATTTTGTTGCCATTATCGTTCGTCATTTGACTGGTTAGCATCTTTAATTTGTTCTGTCTGAAGAAGTATAGGGCTATCCAAAGTTACTCCCAAGTACATTAATGTTCTTGCGTATATGTCTCCTAAGAATCTATCTGAGATATCTAAATCTACAGAGCCTCCCCCAGCGTATGTTATATTACCGCTAGATGTAGTAAAAGCAAAAACTGCTGTAGTTGGTTTCTTTACATACACAAGCGTATAATCCAAAGTTCCCGAAACGGGAACAGGGGCAAACTGAATCTTAGCAGTATTTGCACTATCCATAAAAATAGTTGCCGCAGGATATGAAGTAGATGGTGTTAATATCTTTGAGTTTGTTATCTCTAGGAACTCATCCCAATTGTACAATGTCCCTTCGACTAGGTTTCCACTAACTGTTAAATAAACAGTTAACCCCTCTAAGTAGTCAGCAGGCAAGTTTTGTGTGCCCGTTGAAGAGCCTACTGAAAAAGAGGTTCTCTTAGTTAGTAAGTGGTCGTAGTCAAATTTCTTTGTCTTCTTGTACTTAAAAACAATAGCCGAAATCCAATCGGAAACAGCTCTGTTTAGATACAAGTCTATATCTGACGGAGACACGAATCCAGCCTTATTCTTTTTTAGAATGCTTCTAATAAA